TTTTTTTTCCACATCTTGCTTTGACAAGGCAATCTCAAAGTGCATTTCATCTTTGCGCTTTTTGTAATTACCGCCCCAAGACAAGCCATATTTAGTTATGAGTAAGAGGATTATATTACGCTGTTTTGGTGTAAATGTATTTGACTTGCCCAAAGGATGTTTAATTGCATTTAAGTCTATTGCCGTGCCGGATGAATGATTGCTCAAAATACGCTCTGATCCCCTTGTCATGCGAAAGGCATAACCCCAATCATCTAATTGGCCTTCATCAATTGGTTCAACTAATTCATTAAATTCTTTAGCAAAATTAACAAGCAATGGCGCAACGGCTTTAGCACAAGCAAATTTTATTTTTGTTCCTGGCACATTAAAAGATTCAATACCCAATGCTTTACGATTTTTACTAGCCGGCCACCCATTTGGGCTGGTCAATTCTAATATTTTTGCCATATTATTTTAGATTTAAATGCTATGTGTTCTAAATTACTGCACTCCCAGCAATATTGGTCATTTAACAAAAGTTCGTCATGTCCACACTCAGGCTTAGGTGCAATAAAAGCGTCTGCAACATCATCATATTTGTAACCTATGCCGGCATAATTGTAACGGATATTGCCATTGTAAGATGTGCGCACACATTTTTGACCTCTAAAATTACTGTACCAAGTTTCAGGGTCTAAACCTTCAATCAGTTCTGTTTCATCGATACCAACAATGACCTCAGTAACAACTCTATTGTTATCTAAAAATGCGTAGTGTGCCATTATGCCCAACTCACATTTCCAGTACCAGCTGTAATAGTTGTAACCTTGTCTGAACCAGTTGTTGTTGTTGAACCTGTTAAACCTGCACCAATTGTAATACTGTAATCACTTGGATAACGCAATACAACAATTCCAGAACCACCAGATTGACCAGCACTATAAGTTCCTCTAGTACCACCGCCACCACCACCGCCAGTATTTACAGTTCCTGCAACTGCGGCAGTACTGCCATTTGCACCTGATCCACCGCCACCAGTACCACCAGTACCTGGGGTATTACGACCAGGAACATCAGAACCAGCACCACCACCGCCACCAGCATAATTTAGAGATGAACCGCTAATTGAATTACTTGCACCATTACCGCCGTTACCGCCGCCAGTTGTAGGCGCGGCTGTGGCTGCCGCACTTGCACCACCACCGCCACCGCCAGTTGCGAAAGTAGTGCCATCAGTTGATCCAACACTTCCAGCATGACCTTCTACAGGAGAAAAGCCGCCTTCATTTCCAGTACCAGCTGTATAAGTTCCTGAAGGAAAACCGTAAGCACCACCACCAGAACCACCATTGCCACCAAAACCAGAACTTTCTTCGTGTCCACCAGAACCACGACCACCACCAGTTGAAGTAATTGTATTAAAATTAGAATTAGAACCTTTAGTGCCTTGTAAACCTGGCGCACCATTGTTACCAGCACCACCGCCGCCAACAGTTACGGAATAATTATTTGCCTTTAATAATGTAACTAATGTACCGCCGTAATTAGAACGATAACCACCAGCACCACCGCCAGAAACACCATCATTAAATGTTCCACCACCGCCACCACCACCGCCAGCAACGACTAAATATGCAACAGATAAAGGTTTTCTTGATGCTTGTGACAATATTCCTAAAATGGTCATGTATTATTCTACCAACCTACCTATCACATACCAGGAATCTGTACTTACTTTTATGCAAGATGCTGCACCAAAAGTTTGTGTAATTGTTGGATTGGTAGAAGTTGCACCGGCTGAAGCAATTGTTACTCCGGCACCTTCCACAATGCTTACAGTGCCAGCCGATCCAATTTTAATTATATTTATGACTGAACCCGTTGTAATCGCTACTGAGCTTGCTGGTGGAATGGTGACGGTTGTAGTACCAGTGTTTGAGTAAGTAATTAGTTTATTGTCTGCATCTGCTAAAACAAAAGTATCTGAGGTTGTGGTCACAGCTCTTACAGTTAAATTAGCTATGCTGTTCATCTGCGCTGCAGTCAAAACTTGACCGGTGTTAAAGGTTGCCATGTATCTCCTAGTAACTCAAAATGTCTTCATCTAATAAGCCATCAACGGCTGAGTCTAGCAAAAAACCTACGGCAAAGGGCTGAGCACATGAGAAAGTAACTAAAAAAGAATTTGGCGTGATTTGGTATTGGACACCTGCTATTACGCTATCACTTACCACATTGCCAGCCGGTAAAGTTTGAGTTACCTCAATCGGGCTAAAGATGTCTAGCTCTAAAGCTGCTGTGACTCTAGCCGGGTCATCAGTGCCATAAGCATCAATAGTCAAGGCATTTAGTTGGATATTCACACCCTGCTCTTTACGCGAGGCAATAATCATTTTGGCTTGATTTAAGGCATCCGCCTCAGTGGTCATTAAACCTGTTCTAACCCGGCTGTGTTGAAAGTAATCATCTATGCTAACAGTGTCACTAGCTGTCTGCCCAGTCAGTCCAGCTGGCGTGACAGTGACCTTGTTAATCATCTGATAATCAGAGATGTCAAACTCAACCTTTTGATAAGTAATATCACCTGAGCCGACTACATCTGAAAATCTGGTTAGAGCTGCGCCTGATGCTGTAATGATGTCATTTCTTGACATAAACTTAACAAAGCCTCTTTGATCTATATAAAGGGCTCCGGTCTCTGTTTGCTCAATCTCTTGTAGAGAAGCTAACAATGATCTTGATGCACCGGAATCAACTTGTACCAGGGTTGTGCTAGTTGTAGAGATCTCTCTCATACCACCAGGCCAGTCACCTGCGTCCAATAAACTTGTAATACGTTGTGCGCACGTTTGATCAGCGGTGCCACCCGTTACTGTAGTCAAAGTTGTGAGGTTGAGTAGTTGGAAACCATCAACACAATTTAGCGTCACATAAGCTGGATCAAAACCTGTTGGGCTTTGGTAATTCCATTCTTGCACATAGAAAGATCCTAAGTTGTAATTGATGCTATTAAAGGTTGCAGTCATACGGATTTTACGCATTGGTTTAATCTTGCCGAAAAGAGAAGATGATGTATTGGCTGGGTTAAATTGACCTGTTTGATCAACAAATACAATCTTGGCAGTGCCACCAATGAATGAATCTGATGATCTGTTAAAGGCTCTTCGGATATAACACTCTGTCACAAAATTAGTTATGTCAACAACATCAGCGGCAGCCGTGCCTAATACAGCTATATCTAAGGGTGTGCTTGGATCATCCAAAACAAGAGCGGGGTCAAAACTAGCTCCATTGCTAAAGTCAATCTCTGCCTTAAAAATTGCGGCTGACATTATCTACCTAAGTTTGCCAGTTGTGTAACCGCCCCTGTGCGGTTCAAGTTATACAAAACATCTTGGATTACTGATTGCAATTGACCCTCTGAGATGACAGAGCCCGCAACATTGACAGTTACTTTGTTGCCCATTTGACCCATGCGGTCTAGTGGGATTACAGCCTCAGCCCCAGCCTCACCAATTAAAGCATTTGTTGGTCTTGTAACAATACCGCCCTCTGCTAAAGGTACGCGGCGGGTTAACGCTGGATTTGATGCACCTGTGTCAAAGGGCGTTGTAATTCTTGTGCCATTTACGACTGTTGTAAATAATTCTTGATAAGGTGCTGGTGCTGTCGGTGCTTGTGTTGGTACTTGACTTACAATAAAACCACGCATTTTGGCAAGTTCGGCATTAGCATCAAATAACTTTTTAAGGTAAAGATCTACTGCAAGGTTTGTCATACCCCAGGTCTTGGCTAAGTAATCAATCTCCGCAGTGGTAATTTGCCCATCTTCAATTACCTTTAAGACGTCCGCGTATCTTTGCGCCTCATTAACAGCGGCTTGTGTGCCCTCTTGAAGCTTTTGCAATATCTTGACTCTTAACTCATCCTCACCTGTCAATTTTCTAGTCAGTGCCGCTTGCAGGTTGATCTTTTCTAAGTCAAACATACCTTCAATTTTAGTTTTTTGTTTTGCTAAGGCTGCCTGGGCTGATTGCTCTTTTGTTTGTGCTTTTTGTCTTGCAAGAATGTCAGCTTGTATTTTCTTTGCTAATTCTTCTTGTGTAAGTTTTTTCTTTCCGTATTTTAATTGCAACTCTAGGGCATCAATTCCAAACTGTGATAAACCTAAATAACCCTTTTCTTGTAAGTATTGTTTTTGTCTTACCTTAAAACCCTCTTCACCAAGCTCTTTGAAGCTCGTTGCTAAGGCCTTAAATATGCCGTCTTCACTTAATACCTTAGCAAATCCTATAAAGGTATCACCTACTTTACTGCCAATTGATTCTAATGCTATGCCAAAGTTTTTTAGATCACTTTCACCTGTAACAATGTAGGAAGATGCAATTAAAAATCCAGTGCCAAGTTTTTCTGTAGCGGTGCCAGCACTTATTTTAAAGGCCTCTAATTGACCTGCAAAAGTTTTTGTTGATGCTTCGGCTGCGCCATTATATTTATCTAAGTTAAGAAGTAGTTTCTCAAAGCCCATCCCTTTTGCTTCGGCTGCGGTAAAGCCAAGTCCCAAACCACCAATAGCCTTGGTGTTACCTATAGCAGCCTTTGTAAGTGCATCTATAACTGTGCCTAAATCTGCGCCTGAACCGGCTGAAACATCTAAAGCTTTTTGTAATAAAAACTGAGAGCTGTCAAGATCCCCTGTTTGAGCAACAAGCTGCCGTAAGGCTGGAAGTAAAACCTCTTCAGTGACGTTTGTGACCCTTTGCAAGCCTTCCAGGAAATCCTTTACATTAGGCAGTAAGCCCTCAGCACCAATAGATTGCAGGGTAAGTCTTAGTTGCTTATCTAATTTTTCTTGGGCTAAGGCAGCTTGTATAGAGTTTTTACCAAGTGAGGCCAGAGCAAAACCTGCGGCAATAG